TAATGATTTATTAAATGATGATAAAAAACGTTATGACTTACAACAACGTGGTTATGAATGGATAAAAAGAAAAGGTTTATATGTACATATAGCTAAAAATTTTTTAGATAAATGTATAGAATTAGGTTATATTAGTGAATAAAAAAATTTATTATACATACAAACTCTGTGATGTAGTGACATATTTTAATACTAATCCTTCGATTTGGTTTAATTTATGTAATAATTCAATTTCTCCTATTGTTTCACATACATTCATTAATTCTTTCGATATTGTTACTATTTTCAACATTGCTTTTGTAAAATCACCGATTGATATTTCTTTGTCCGATACATCAGTCTGAATAAAAATCTTACATTCGTCTTCTGTTTGACAATGACACCATTTCATCGAAAAATCGACCATATCATAATTCAAAGCGTCATCATATTTAATTCCAGTATCAACTTCATATTCGATTTCTAATTCATTATAATAACGATACTGTCTTGTAATATTTTCTATTTTGTTTTTTAAAAATAAATCATCCGTATTTGAAACGCTGAGTTTCATATCAAAAGGTATTTTGATGTCTGTAAAACATGAAAATAGTCCTATTAATTGTATTGGTGAAAATTCTTTGAAATAATCCCACTCTATCATTTTTTTGGATATGATCAGTGGATGTATTTCTGCTACATTTGATGCTATATTTCCAAGATGGCTAAGTATGTATTCGTCATTCTCGATACATTTTTCAATAAATCCGTTTTCTATCATTATTTTACATATTTTTTCCGTTTCACTTTCGATATATTTTTTATTATATTCCAAAAACTCCGTGTTCTTATTTAATTTATTTTCCATATCTATCAATTCTTGAACTGATTTGAAATCATCATTTATATATCGATATTCAGATTTTATATTTTCTAATTGTTTTTCGGCATCTTTTCTTTTTTTGTTCACACTATTCTTTAGTGTAGTTTCTAAATAAATATAGTGTTCGCATATAGAACGTGGAGTTCTAGCATTATTTACATATTCTAGTTTTTTGTTTATTTTTTCGGTTAAAACATTGATTTCGCTATTTATACCATTTTGCGTTTTCAATAATTCATTGAATATCATACTTTTGTTTGAAAATAAATGAAAATCTTTTGTTTGACCATTTTTCAATAAATTCAAAATCAGTGAATATGAAATACGATATTTAGATACTAATTTTTGTGGTATTCCACCTAATATATTTTTATATTCATTCATGGATGGTAATGTGAATAAATTATTACAATGAACTACATAACCTATCGTATCAATTCCACGTCGTCCGGCGCGTCCAGCCATTTGTGTATATTCATGTGACATCAAAAAACGTTCGCCATTTCCATCGAATTTTGTCAGACTTGTAAATACCGCTGTTCTAATTGGACAATCTAGTCCTATCGCAAATGATTCTGTCGCAAATAACATTTTGATATACTTTTTTGAAATCATAAGTTCAACGATTTCTCTTAATATCGGTATCATACCTGAATGGTGAATTCCTATACCCCGTTCTAATAACGTGACCAAATTATTATATTCAGGTAAATTTAAATATTCTTGGAAATTCGGCAATTTACGAATAATTTGCTCGCATTCTCTACGTACAATATACGATACTTTACTATCATCTTCTAATAATGGAACTGTAATTTCTTTCGCACATAATTCTACATTTTTACGTGAAAATACAAATACAATGGCTGGTAACATTTCGCGTTCGCGCAAAAAGAGCGCTAATTGATTCAAAACATGCTGTCTTTTCATATATATTTCTTTTGCTTCAAATAATTTTCTCATTCTTAATATATTTCTATATCCATCAACTAGAAAACTACCTTTTTCTGTTTGTAATGGAATCAATCTATTTGTAGTATCACGTATTATTTGTTGTAATTGTTTGTCCTTCACTTGTTTAAATATGGCTTCAGTAGTAGTTAAAAAACCATAATGAGATAATGGTACCACACGATGGTTTGTAGATGCTAAATATACTATTTTTTCAGTTTTATCTCGTTCACACCATTCCGCAAATCCAACCGGATTGTCAATAGTAGCCGAAAGCATTATCATTTGTATTTGCGATGGTAACATTAAAATTGTTTTTTCCCATACTTGTCCTCGTTCAGTATCATTAATATAATGAACTTCATCAAAAATTACACAAGCCAAATCATTTTGTATATCGATTTGAAATTGAAGATTCGATTTTTTGTTTTGTTCAGAAATATCGAGACTAGTAAATAAATAATTCATCAGAATTTCGGTTGTCATTATCAGTACATCCGCGTCTGGATTTGTTTTTATATCTCCAGTAAATAATCCAAATGAAATAGTGGGATATTTTTGTGAAAATTCATAATATTTTTGATTCGAAAGAGCTTTGATTGGACTAGTATATATTACTTTTTTTCCCATTTTCGCAAAATGTTGTATAGCAAATTCAGCTGGTAATGTTTTTCCAGAACCAGTATGTGCTGTAACTAATACATGTTGCCCTTCTAATATAGCTTCTATGGCATATTTTTGAAATGAACTTAAAGGATAAGGATACAATTCAAAATTCGATTCATATTTTGAATTGGAAGGATATTCAGTTTCACAAATTAAAACCATTATTTTATTACATTATTATTTGGTGAAATATCTTTATATTGTTTCTATAAATGTATTTTTTATAAAAATGTATATTCAATACTATACATTTTTTACTCTAAACCAATCTTTATAAGAAATTGTCTATTTTAAGAACTAATACGCTTTGTTGGAATTTCAACATCGACTAGATAAATAGAGTTCTCAGTAATAATGATATATTCCTTTCCAACTTTGTAAATTTTAGAAACTGGACTAGTATATTCTTCCTCACTCTTTACTAGTAATTTTTCACCATTATCTTTTACACCAATTAATACAGTCTTGTCTAATGAATTTGTCCAATAATCTAACATGATTGGTTTGTCTTCTACGATGGCTAATTTTGAAGCATGTTGTAATGTATTGTTTTCTGGCAGACGATAACCAGGTTGTTGTACTTGTGCTGAACCACCAGTTTGTGCTGGTGTAGGTGGTGGCGGAGGAGCATTTGTATTAGCAGCAATATTTTTGTTCATTTATATTCAAATAAATATAAATTATATTTTTGATTTTACTTTAAATCATTGTTTTAATAAAAATATTTTTTGAATTTAATCAATATTCCTAAAGTTTCATCAATTAAATAGAAAATACGCAATAATTTATATTTTTTGATTATTTTTTGTATGAAAATATATAAACGCGAATGAAATATTTTACTCTAAAACAACAAATTTTAGAGAAATATTGCGATATTATAATCGAATTTTTCAAATTAATACAAAATTCTGAAATTATGAAAGAAATGAATTATCCGATACCTACTTTGTATATAGGTTTGAATACAATTCATCGTATTTTTGAATATGTGTTATTGAAGACGAAAAAAATAGAAAAGGCAATTTATTATTCTCAAAAAACATATTATTATTATTTAGAATTTGTTGAACAAATATACAGTTCAAATTTGTCTAACAATTTGAATCATATGGATGCTGTATTGTTTGTATATAAAAAAACTATTTACGATATGATTGACGGTGAAACGAATAGCGACTCAAATACAATGTCTAATATTATGACATTGAATGATGATAATATTATCATTGATGAAAATGAATGGCAAATCATATTGTCCAAATTATCAAAATTAACCAATATTTTGTTCAATTGGGAGAACACAAACATTGAATTCAATAAACGTCTCGATATATGTAATCTCTACCTCAGCCGGTTTCTAATTAGAATAGACCAAATGTTCTCAACAATAGAATATTTAGAAATTATACAAAAAAAGACAAATATAAATTATGAAAAATATGAAGAACTATTGAAAGAAATTTTAGAAAGAAAAGAAAGAATCAAACGAGAACGCAGTGAAACTTTTTCAACAGAATTCGATAAAAATGAGGGATTTTTGATTAAATTTTGTTTAGAAGAAACGATTTTTCACGAGAAATTCAATAATGGTACTATGAAAGAGTTTGTAAATTGGTTGTATTCGAATTAATTGATTTTGAACAATTTTCATCATAATAGGTTTTTGACATCAAAATGGTTTTCTTTCTCAATTTTGCTTTTTTGTTTTTCGTCACTGGTTCTTCATTCTTTACATTTATTTTATGATATTCATTCGTAAGAATTTGCTTTATAAATTCAAATACATATTTCAAAATCCTTTCCGAACAATTTCCTACAATCAAACAACTACCTGTACGAAAAATCATAAAGGATATTTCCGTGTATTTTTTATTATCATTCAATTCACTTAATTTCATATTTCGGTCTTCTTGATTGATCTGTCCAGATTGTGCGCCTACATCGAATCCCAATTCATTGTTGAAATAGAATTTACACTTTACACCTGGATAACTACACGGGTCATAAGCACTTTCTATTCTGTATTTGTCACTACGCAAAATAGCGTGTAATTTTTCACGATTGATAAAATAACCACAATTGAAATTTGAATTTATCAATACGTTATCTTCTGTATCCGTATTTACAAAACCTAATTCTGGTTTTTCATTCAAATCTATATATGGGTGTATAGTTTCCAATATCATTTGTTTTACAATATCTAATAGACCTTTGTTCAAAATTCCTGGAATTTCCAATTTTCCGGTATTGAATACTTTTACGTGTATTTCTCGAAATATTCCTTCGTATTTGAATCGTAAAATAATCGCAAAACAATTATAAAACGCGTTTTTTATTTTACCACGACAATTCATTATATCTTTTTTTGACATACCAACTGTTATCTTGCGTTCGTCTTTGAATTTTATTTTACGAGCATTTACATTATCTATTTGTTTTATAATATTTTCAGTATAATATCCAATATTATGGAGTTTTTCCTTGTATTCTTCGTATTCTTCCATCGTTTTTGAAACTATTTTCATTTGTTTTTTTACAATTCCTTGTACAGGTTTCCAATATTCTACTATTGGAATCTCCCAAAATATTTTTTGAATATCTATTTCTTGATTCAAAAACAATACCTTCGTTTTAGTAGATATATACAAGTCTTCACATACTGGTACTTGGTCGTTTTCGTTGTCTTCTATTCCATCAAGACAAACTTTTTTGTTTATATTTGTATTGATGCTTGTTTCATCATTGATAATAGTTTTCATATTACCATTCTGATTCGTATGTGAAGATATGGATGGGTATGCTAATCCTGAGATATTCTGATTCATAAGAAATTGGTTCCATTCATCATCTAACGATAAATTTGTCATTTTATATAATAATTTTGATTTATAATATAAAAACACCTAGTTTCTTTATATACTTTCAATTTTTTATTTATCTATGTTTTTGTAAATATCGTGTAATTTACAAGAAAAATAATTCAAAATATGGCCTATATTGGATTCATTTGAATGCATAATATCTTCTACTAAATACAGAAACTCTTTTGTGACAAATTTTGATTTGCTACGTATAATATAATTGAAATAGTTTTTCAATATTGTTTTTTTGTCTATATTGTACTGTATACTGATATTATGAATATATTCTATCAAACTACTAATAACAACATTACTATCTAGCAAACTAGCATGTATATTTTCCCATATTACATCAGTTATTATATTTGATTCCCATTCATTTATATTTTGATTCAATTGTATGAAATTAATCATGCTACGAATATCAGAATTGTATATTTTTTGTATTGTATCAATGACAGAATCGTTTAAATCTAGGTTCTCGTTATGCGCAATATTTTTTATGAATTTATAAATATCTTGTTTCGGTAATTGATTGAAACGGATACAAATGAATTCATTTTTCAATGACTCGTCTATTTTACTTATATAATTACATATAAGACAAAAGCGTACATTATAACACGATGTTTGTAACAAATATTTCAATGCCTGTTGTGCGTTCTTTGTCATATAATCAACCTCGTCAAGTATTACAAATTTCAAACCAACATCGAAAAAACTCTTTGATTTTACAAATTGATAAATCTGATTTCTTATTACATCTATTCCCCGTTCATCTGACGCATTCAAATGTATGACTGAACCTTTGTTATTTTGTAAAAACTTGGTTTTATACTCATTTATCAAATTGATAATAGTTGTTGTTTTACCGGTACCAGGAGGTCCATAAAAAAGCAAATTAGGAAAATAATTATTATGTAAAATGTTCTCAAAAATTTTTTTATTGATAGGTTCGAGAACAATATCTTCAAAATGTGTTGGTCGATATTTCTCTACCCAAGGTATATTTTGTTTATCTTGTTTTATCGAAATTTCTATTTTGTCAATGTTCTCAAATGGCTTTGAAAAATTCATTTTTGAAATACGTTTTTATATTGATAATTCGAAATATCTTTATATTTGTAAAATTGAACAAAAATAAATATATTCTATTTTCATAAACAATAGTATTTAGTAATTGTAATTACAAATGTCACAAAGTTATTTAGAAATTATTGTTGGACCGATGTTTTCAGGTAAAACTACGCGTTTAGTGAATTTATACAATCAATATATCAAAGAAAATAAAAATGTATGTGTTATAAATTATTCACAAGACAAACGTTATCATGATACTATGCTATCGACCCATGATAAAATTATGATTCCCTGTATTTTTACAAACAAAATTGCTGATGTATGGGATAATATATCAAAATCGGAAATTGTTTTGATCAATGAGGGACAATTTTTCGTAGACTTGTATGATGAAGTATTTAAAATGATTGAAAAAGAGGGTAAAACAGTTCATATTTGTGGATTGGATGGAGATTTCTTAAGAGAAAAATTTGGTACCATTTCAGATTTACTGCCATTATGTGATGAAATAACAAAATTGAAAGCTATATGCGGTATTTGTAAGGATTCAGCCATATTTTCACACCGGGTAACACAAGAAAAACAACAAGTCGTTATTGGTAGTGACAATTATATTCCATTATGTCGAAAATGCTACAACAATTTACCAAAACACATTGGTCTAAAAAATATTTAAAAACAATATAAAAAGGAATGACGATTCTTATCAATAAACTATCGAAAGATGTCTATTGATACGAAAACAGAGAATACTATAGCGAATACGATTACGGATGTTCCTATAAAAAAAAAGAGAGGACGTAAAAAGAAGAGTGAATTATTGAAAATAGCAGACGAAACAAAAAAAAACAATAATGAAAACAATATTACTATTGTTATAGAAGAAATCAAAGATAATCCAACACATACGGAACAGAATTCTAATAAAAAAAGAGGTAGAAAACCCAAAGGTGGTAAATTGATAACAAAACAGCCAGATAAGTCAGAGGCAAATACACAAATAGCGAATATTGTTCTTCATCTAAAATGTTCCATGAAAGATTTGATAGAACACAACAACAAAATCAATCAAATAGTCAATGACCCTCTTGTTTACAATCCATTAGTTCCACCGAATATTATGACATATAATGATAAATGTCAACAATTTACTGTTTATGAAAACAATTCTTCTTTTCAAAATGAACAACAGCAAGTTTTAGAAAATTCAAATTATGCATACAACGCATTGGATAATTGTATTGTTTCAACTAATAATATATGTCAAAAATGTTCATCTAATATGGATATTGATAATGACAACGAAAATGAGAATGAAGACGATTGTATCGATGTGAAATATATAAATTCAAAACTGAAAAAGTTGAAATTACAATTATACAAGAATTCGAATCCAGACAAAAATTCGGCGTGTTTTTGGTGTACATATGATTATGATAATCAACCTTGTTATATACCAAAACATGAAATAGACGGTGAATTATATGGTTATGGTTCATTCTGTCGTCCTGAATGTGCGGTTGCATACTTGATGAAAGAAAATTTGGATGATTCTACCAAATTCGAAAGGTATCATTTATTGAATCAAATATACAGTAAAGTTTATAATTATAAAAAAAACATCAAACCAGCACCGAATCCATATTTTTTGTTGGAAAAATTCTATGGTAATTTGACTATACAAGAATACAGAAAATTATTGAAAACTGAACATATGTTATTGATTATTGATAAACCTATGACACGAATTTTACCGGAATTACATGAGGATAACGAAGATTTCGTAATGAATATTTACGGTGGAAAACAGCAGAGCAATCAATCTGGAATATACAAAGTGAAAAGACAGAGTGAAAAACAGAAAGGTCCAAGTAAAAATACCATCATAAAAGAAAACTTTGGATTCTAGATTCTTACTACTTAGATAAAAGCATATAAAAATATGTTTTTTATATAATCATATCGATTATATAAAATGTCGAATTATATTACATGTCATTTAATGGGCGGATTAGGCAATCAATTATTTCAAATATTTTCCACTATTTCATATGGTATGAAATATCAAAGAAAAATCATTTTTCAGTATTCTGATAGTTTATTTATTGGAAAAGTACGTCCTACATATTGGAATAGTTTTCTATCCAATTTAAAAGGTTTTACTACATTCAATAATTCAAATGGTATTAGTAATGATAAATTAATGTTATTTCCTAGATTTAATGAAAATGGTTTTCAGTTTCAAGAAATTCCAAATTTCAATGAACAATATTTGATGTTATTTGGATACTTTCAAAGTTATAAATATTTTGAAGAATATAAAAATACTCTTTTTTCATTTTTGAAATTAACTACTCAAATAGAGAACATCAAAACTAATTATGTTCATTATTTCAATACAGACAAACATAGTATTAGTATGCATTTCCGTCTAGGAGATTACAAAGATATTCAAAATTTCCATCCATTGATGCCATATGAATATTATGAAAATGCTTTGAAACATATTATAACTACTCGTCATGAAAATATCATGTATGATGTTCTCTATTTTTGTGAAAAAGAAGATAATATTGCGGTGAATAACATTATTGAAAATTTGAAAAAAATGTATCCTCAAACAAATTTCATAAAAATAGACGACGAAATTGATGATTGGAAACAGATGTTATTGATGAGTTCTTGTAATGATAATATTATAGCAAATAGTACTTTTAGTTGGTGGGGAGCATATTTCAATATGAATCCTGACAAAATTGTATGTTACCCATATAAATGGTTTGGACCTAGTGCTAATCATGACGTAAGCGATTTGTTTCCATCATCATGGCAAAAAATATTATTTGAAAAAGTATAAAGATTATTATCAGTAATATTATAATCATATTTTATTTTTACAAAAAATTGATTGAAATTAATTTTTTATAAAAACCAATATATCAATACATACAAAATGGAATACAATACCAAAGCTCTTAACAATTATGAATTTCTATTATCACTACCTATTGTAGTTGAATTGATGAAAAAAAATAAAAAATTACGCAATGAAAATAAATCATTGAAAAATCTAATCTATTCTATACCTGAATTTCGTTGTAAATGTTCAAATACAACACATGAAAACAAAAATAAAAAAACAGCATCATTACGCAAAAATACAAATTTCAAAGAACCTATTGAAACAGACGTTGTATTGAATTCTGTTAAAATTGAAAAAATCGATAGCAATGATACATTCAATGACAGTGACGATGATAGTGTAGTATTTGTTGAGGAAGTTAAAAAAGAAACTACGCCGAATATTGTTTATGTTTTGGAAGAAGAGTTAGAAGATAGTGAGATACTCGAAGAAGCAGATGAAGAAAATACCGATGAAAATATCGAGGAAGTCGAGGAAACCGAGGAAGTCGAGGAAACCGAAGAAGTCGAGGAAACCGAAGAAGTCGAAGAAGTTGAGGAAGTCGAAGAAGTTGAGGAAGTCGAGGAAGAGGAAAATCCCGATGAGGAAGAGGAAGTTTTTGAAATAGAAATAAGCGGCAAATCATATTATACAACAAATGAAACAAACGGTGCTATTTATGCTATTGATGGAAATGAAGAAATTGGCGAAGAAATAGGTAAATTTGAAAATGGAAAACCTATATTTTACAAAAAATAAAAAAACAGAAAACATAAAACAAAAAAAAATCATAGTATTGATATAATTTGAAAAAAATATATCAATTTCATAAACAATTCAATGTATTATTTTCTACGTGTAATATTATTCAAATTCATTTTTTTATTTTTTCTACTACTATTATTCCCACCGGTTATTGTCGATGTTATCAACTGATTTTTATTTTTTTCGTTAATAATTAATTTTTCTACGAGTGTCTTCAATAATGTATAAAATTTGTATTCATAATTCAATTTATTCAAAGCATCCGTATTCAATTTGTTCTTTTGTTCCTCCATTTTATTCGCAATATCTTTTATTTTACCATCATATTTGCTTGATAACATTATCATATTACTAATCAATTCGGCTGAATATTTATATTTGTTCAAAAACCATGGTTTGACAATATTATAAAGTTCTGTCTTTTTTATTATATTATCAAATATATCGCGTAATACAATTGTTGAAATGCCATAATAATTTAATTCATTGATTATTTTTTCCAATTCCTTGTCATTAGAATTTATGATTTCACTATAAAACCACGAATCTATGCCAGTAAAATCAGTCGAATCTTGTTGTTTTTGTTTTTCTTCATCCTTATTGAATGGTATCATTTCTATATTTTTCGCATTAGTTGATACATTTCTTTGATAATACATATCTGGTTTCATTTCAGTTGCTTTCAATTCCTTTTCTTTGTCAAATGATAATGCTGTCATTTCTAATGTTTTCAATGAAAAAATCATTCTATTTCTATCAACTGCCCAAAAATTAATATCTTTGTTATTTATTTTACCGCCTTGTGTCATTCTAACTAAAAATCTTAATTCATTGCCTAGATGCTGACCTATAAATGGACAATAAATACGATTGACATCATTATCATTTATCAGACCTTCTATAAAATCAGACATGATATAAATTTCTCGACGAATGCCTCGTTCTGTTATATTTGTATTTATATAATTCAAACCTATATTCAATAATTTTGTTTCGTCATTTGATAATTTATATTCTTCATTGTTTCTCATATAGAACATATAAGCTTTTTCTAAAAACGAATATAATTCACTTGTAGTATTTGATTCAAAACTGTTTATCAAATTTTGTAAAGCAGCATTGGTAGTTTCACGTTGTGGTCTTTTGAATAATGTCAACGTATTATATGCAAAATTTTTGTATTCAGGAGGTATTTGTACATTTATTGTAAAATTAGTTTCTGTACCTATATATTCTAATTTATTGTAGTTTTCTTTTCTAAATGTATCATCTCTTATTTTGTCATATGGATATTTAACCATATCCAATACTTGTTTATAATTACCATAAGCAATATTCATTCTTTCTGGTGAAATTATCTTATTGAATATTGAATTGATTTTATCAATCGAATTATTTGCTGCTGGAAAAGAGGCTGATTTTGATATTTTGGTCCAGTTCTCATTTCTAAATTTATTTATAATTTTGAATAATAACTCGATTTTATCAATAATATTCATTTCATCGGTTATATTATCATTACAAACTTCGTCAATTCGTGTTTTTATATTATCTATATCTGTTTCCTTTGTTTTAGTAGGCTTTTCCGTTGGTTTATTACTCTTTCTTTTGGGACTACCGGCACCACCAAATGTTTCTATATTATTATTAGTATTTTTATTCATAAAAGCGTTTTTATCATTTATCGCTTTATCATAAATATCAACATTATATAATTCACTATCATTTGATTTTAAATAATCTGTATAATAATAAATGTATTTATAAAGAAAATAAGCGGCTTGAATCGTTTTTGGAGCTTGAATTGTTTTTGGAATTTTATCGGTATCAATAATAGAATCAAATTCATTAAATATTTCAACCAACATATTTATATTATTTTTTATTTCTTTATCGATTACCGTCTTCCATCTAGCCTTTTCTTCTATCGACCATACCCAAAACTTACGATAATCTTCTAATAATTTTCTATATAATGGATGATTCAAAAAATCATTCAACCATACATTCTTTTTGAAAGTATAATCGGTTCCATTTATTTTCAAATGTGAAAAATATTTCGTTTTAATAGGATTCAATATCATTCTATTGAATGAACTCTTTCCTATTATCTTATCATAAGATGTATGAATATCGGTTATTACTGGAAATTTCGTTGGAAATAATATTTCTATCATTGTCATAATGTTGTACTCAATAATCGCGTCTCTTTCTTTGTAATAGTTTTCATTATCTTTACTAACAAGTGTTTTCTTCGAGTAAGCAAACAAATATTCTGAAAACAATTGCTTGTTGAAAAAAATTTCTATACGTTCTTGATATGTCAAATATTGCATCTGGCCTTTTGGATATTCTACATCAAAAGTAAAAAATGGATTATCATTTAAATCTATATTCGTGCTCGTAATTTCTGGTTGTGATAACATTTTACGATTGAATTGTAATAAACGATTATTTGGAATATTTGTATATAACATTACTTTCAATTCTTCAATATCATAATTCATTCTATCTAATTATATTATGCAAACATTTATTTTGTATAATATTAGTTTATTTTATTGTAAATCCCTCGTAATTATTGATCATATTTTGATTATTCGCTTTTTCTAAAATGTCTTTTGCTTTTTTTATGTCTTCATCAGTTATGTTCTCTCCGTTTTTTTCATTTTCTAACAAAGACAAATGATGGTCTCTAAAGCTCTCTGGTAAAATATAGAATCGACTATCCTCATGAAACAAATATTCCATACAAACAACAAAAATAAAAGTAATAATCAGGGCTATGTATATATCTCTTGTACCCATCCAAGCAATAGCAAATACTAATATTTGTTTGCTAAATGTATATTTCAAATACGATTCCATAGTCTTACTCAATTTGATATTGACAAATTTTGAAACAATATTCAGCGTAATTATCATCAAACCCGCGAATATTTTACTATTATTCAATGCTTGTATTTGATTATGTAAAAAATCGAAAACATTTTTTATTTCTTGCGGCTTTTTTTTTGAATTTTTTCCCATTTATATAATTAGGATATTTTATGTTCTCATAAATACTTGGTATTTATGGGTTTTAGTTCATCCTCTGTTTTGATTCTTGTTTCTATTATGGAAAAATCGCAGGTTTTTGAACATGGATTACATGCTCCATTTTTGTATTTGAGTTCTGGAAATATATGTTCTGCCATTTCGTTTTTTACATCCATATTTTTGTATTTTAACACACCATTTGATGAACAATTTTCATTACGAAATGTCTGTTTTACTTCTTCGTTTTGATGCTCATTATTATCCTGATATAATTGTCTATAATTTTCGAAATTTTCATACCCTTTCAATATCAAGTTTTCGTCTTCTAATTTGTCTTCTTTTTTTGCTTCTTGTATTGGTTTTGGACTACCGCAATTACATCCTGATTTCAATTCAGAAAATGATTCTAGATATTTATAATCATGAACGAAATCATGGTCTACTTTCCAATCCCACATAAAATCATTTATATTTAGCATACTCTCAACATAATCTGTTTGATAATAAAACAAAAACAAAATACAAACTAATAATCCAACATATTTATCTATTGTTGTATAATATCCAATAATAATAATAGTAAGTATTTTCCCTAAAAAAGAATGACTAAATATAGCCAACTCTGATGAATACGATAATAATAAAAATATAATAACTATTGGAATGAATTGTGAAACAATTTTTTTCATTTGTCTATGATTCTTATTTATATTATAATAGTATTTTATTACGAAAAATATTTGAAATAATATCTTGCTATTTTTTAAGTATAAAAATATTTTCAAAGAATCATGTCATCTTTAATAACATCTGCGTCTGAATGGATAAATGACGATAATTTAAACAAAAAAAGAACGCCTACTATAAGACGAAATACCAAACAACGAATTAATTTACAAGGTATGGGCGAACCCGATGATTATTTAACACAATCGAACCAGCAAATCGATAATTTCAAAAATTCAGAACCTATGTCTATCAATGACGTACAATTAGCAGCACAAGACAGAAACACGCGAGTTACTGAATTACTCGATAAAATTACATCTGCTGATACTGATACAGACAACAAAAAATTAAGTAATTTCAATCCTATATCACATCCATCAATCAATGTGAAAAAAGATATGAACGATAATACCGAGGTCAGAAATTATATCCCTCAATTCCCATCTTATTTAGAAGCTTCCAATAATTCGAAATCTCAACCAAATAATTATACTGGAGATGATTCTAAAATCAACAAACTAAGTAATTATTCTATTAGTTATGACGCTCCTGTAAAATTACAAAATAATAATCAACCATATTATGCTAATATGGGATTGAATAATACTATGCCTCGCGATGATAAATTGATGGAAAAAATCAATTATATGATTCATTTATTAGAAGAACAACAACTCGAAAAAACTAGTAATATAACTGAAGAATTTGTATTATATACATTTTTAGGAGTTTTCATTATTTTTATTGTCGATTCATTTGCTCGTTCAGGCAAATATACACGTTAAACTTTCTTTCAATATTATATATTGAAAGAATGAGAGTAAATATATCAAAATACAATAAACAAATAATAAATGAATTTTATGATAATAGTTGTTTTTATTCCAGTTTTGTATTTTTGTCTAATATCATAATTGCGTATTATTTCAAATATTACGTTTTTTCGTTTTTGTTTGTATTGTTACTAATTACATCTTTGATATTTTATACATATACAAATATTTATACAAACATACTCGATAAAATACCCATAGCATTATTGTTTCTTTATGGATTGAATCTATTATATAATAAATGTAAATACATTACACTGTCCATAAAGAAAAATGAGACAAATTCTCATTTTTCAAATGGACTAGTCGCCGACAAAAATAATTTTGATGACGACAATCGTCCCAAAATTCTTTCTGGTCGGTGTAACAATAATTTAAAAATTTGTTTATCTACTTTAATTGTATTCTCTTTCTTAGTAACAAATTATTTATTTTATTATGGATACGTTACGAAAAAATACTGTTACCACGAAGATAAAAAAATAGCGGATTTATGGCATTCGTTGTTGCATATCAATAGTTCGGTCGGTTTCAATTTACTTATTTTATTATAACAAAATCATACATTTATTCGGTGACAATGGAGAACTTGGCAAAACAAAATTATACAAATAATAAGCGGATTTATTTTTGAAAATTGGACTATACTTTTGCCGCCAATGATATAATAGCACATCATTATTTGACGTTTCCTCTATTACCAATATTTTGTAAGAATTATTTATTTTCAAAATATTATTCAATCCATGTAAGAATCCCAAATAAAACAATCGTGTTTGTTTTTCATCATAAATAAAATCATAATTCATTACACTGGCAAAACATTGTAATGTATTACCCTCTAAATCCTCGTATTGTGTTTTCGCGTCTTTCAAAAAATAAAACCCATAAATATCTTCTCCTTTTCTTAAACAAAATACGTATAACAATTTTTTTCGCATCATTGATATCAAAACACTTACATCAGGTATAATACAGATATTAAATTGAGAACTTTTGGAAATAGTATGTGTTTGTAAATATAAAAAATCTATTAATATTCCTTCGTTCTCATTCAACAACATATCTATATGAAAATGGGGTGGTAATCGCGGATATCGAATATTTCTTAGATAATATGTGGTCGTTTCATATTCTATCAAAGGAATTATACCCTCAAACAAAATGTTCTCTTTTTTGATAATAGAAACATTGACAGATGGATTTTTCATTCTTTGATTATATTCATGTGTTTGTAGTAGTTTTCGACTTGTTTTTTTAAGGTCATGTTCTCGATGTACACAAATAAAATCTATAAAATAACTTGGTAGTTCTAGATATTGAGTTTTTTCTGAGGGAGTTTTGTAAAATATTTTTGTATATCTTGACGTAATACATCCTATTGGATATTGTTGATTCAAAATAATAGATGATAAATCCGTTGTTGTATTCGAGAACATACTTTCTGTGAAAAATGATACGTAAGATGGTTCATTTTGACCAGCTAAAATGTTATGTATATCAGTTTTGTTTATAACATGTAATACTTTGTCTGTATGATAATAATAACATTGTATTAAATTTTCCAAATTTTTTTCATGTAATTGAGAACATTCTAAAAAAGGTATCGTTTTTATTTGCTCGAAATCGCAATATTTGGTTCTCAATGGTTTGTTTTTTTGTATTACAAAAGGTCTCCAATAAAAATATCGCCAATAATCATAACTATGAAATACCGGCTGGATATTCCAAAATGGATATTTTAATTTTATTATCATAAATATTATTATCAATACAAAAAATATCGATACAAAAATATATTGAAACATTATCTAATATATTTTACTATTTTGATTTCGGTTCTCAAAACGATTCATGTAAAATCAATATTGAGAACTTTTCATTTTATGTGTTTTATGTGTTTTTCTACTTTTTTTTGGTCTTTTTGCTTTTTGTTTGCCTAATTTTTTATTCAGTTTCCTACTTCTTTTCCACCTTCCTCCTTTTTTTGTATCTAGAGATTTTCTTTCGAAATCGATTTTTTCTTGAAAAATTGTTAGCAATTCGTCATATAACGTTTTTCTCTCTATTTCAGGGTCTTCTACTACAATAATTGCTATATTGCCTGATAATAAATCAATGTTTACTATATCTTTTATATTTGGTAAAAAAATCATTTCTAAAAAATAATTACCATTATTATACATAGTATCAAAATATTTTATCATGTCTGATTCTAAAAAATGTATTTTATGGTCTTTACTTATAGTTATCATATTTTCTTTATCATTATTCTTAACAACTTCCTCCCAACCATTTGGATATTGCTCTGATTTCAAATAATACATATTTAAATCTTCTTTGTCAATATTCCTATAAATTTTTTCAGTAACATTGTACAATTCAGCATCATACTTTTTTTTATATTCGTTGGTTTTATAGTTTTTCGCACAATACCACATTCCTTTTTTGTTTAATTCTTCTAATATTGTATCCATATAATCTGCCAAAACTACAATTTCAATTGAATATGTTCTATCATTTTGATTTGTACTATAATACGTATATACATAATCATTCAAACGTAATAATTTATCAGTTTCCGCATGTTCTTCTAAATCGTTTTCAGTTGTCCCTTTAATCTGTTTTCTTCCTAGCTCTAATAACTTTTTGTATTCTATAATTAATTCGTTATTGCTCATTTTTTGAAAATTATATAATATTATATATTTTTATTATATTATAACTTGGTTATCAAAACAAAATTATTGAGAACGTTCTAAAATATACAAATACTGGTTTTCATCACCATTTGAACATTTTTTCATATCTACTTTTCCATGGAATATAAAACCAGCACTCGACGCCATTTTTTCAATGTTCTCGATAGTCTCCATATAAAGTGTTTGTTCATTTTGTCTAATATGTTTTGTTTTCTTATCAATAAACGTTTCTGTAAATGTCATAGCAGTTGGATTAGAATTCTCATAATATGCTTTATAACTATAATCATCGAAATTAGCGGCTGTGTCTAGTTCTCGCTTTTGAGTTTTTTTTTCATTTTTGCTATCGTTTGGTTCTCGATTTGGATTTGTTATTTTGAATTTATCTGGTTTAACTAAATGCAATATCAAATAACCATTCGGCATCAACCATGCTTGGCAGTTTTTAAAAAACGAAAGTTTGTCTTTGAATTCATAAATGGTGAAATTTGTACATAATATATGTGTAAAAGTGCCTCGTTCAAAATTCATCGGATCAAATACATCTCCTTCTTTGATTTCTATATTTGGATATTTCAGTTCGCAATATTTTATCATAGATTTCGATTTATCTAATCCATATGCTCTGAATCCAGCAGAATTCAATTGATTCACTATATAGCCAGTTCCACTACCAATATCCAAAAAATTACTATGTTTTGTGCTAGGTTCCGTCATTTTCAATATTTGTATAAGTTCTGATTCGGAACGATGCTCTGTATCTTTCAAATTATCATACATATCTACATACAAATCATCATAAATATCTTGTTCACGTTTCAAAACGAAAATACGCTCCTGATTGAAACCTTCATGGACATTTTTTTCATATGGAGGGGTACTTATTTTATATAATAATATTCCTAATAATATGATTCCCAAAATGACCAACAATTCTATTATTGTATTTCTAAGAGTAAATTTGGCGTTTATCATATATGTATTTACCTATACTTATATAATAAATTACGAAAATAATATTGTTTGAACAACTTTATGTATATTACATATTTCTCAATTGTGTTCTAGTATGATTGAAAAAATTATCAGAACCAATATTTTTTACTATATTTGGGTGTTGTCTTTTATCAAAATCAAAACTATTAAACAGATTAGGGAATGGCTGTTCGGATGGTCTTGAAATAATAGTTGTTTTGTATAAATCACTGGTTGATGATGGTACATAAACTCCTTGTTCGGCGCCATGCTGAATGGCAAAATTTTGATTTCTTAAAAATGTTTCTCTATCAATGTTATTAATAAATCCGGAATAAGGTGCTTTTGATGTGCCTGGATTGAAATTAACGTTCATGCTATATTGTTGGTATTTGATAGCAGGTTCATTCATTGGTGTTCTTCTATTTACAATTGGAAAATGAGAATATTTGGTAGGAACTGGTCGAGGGTCAAAACAGGGTTCTAGTGGAGAATCCGCGAAATTTCGGGAATGTAATCTATCATTTATTTCATCAACTCGTTCATTTTGTCCATAAAATACTCCTTCTGTTACTCCATATAATTTATCTACTGTTTGAGTAATATTCATATTGCTAAAATATATATAGTATTTATATTTTAAAAATGTATAAATACTATTATTTGATTAAATATATTATGATACATAAATACACAAAAACACAATTTCAAATATCAGTAAAAATCTATACAACAATATTATGCCAAATTTCAGTTAATCCATATAGAAATAATGATTCAGACGAATTAGGACTATTTCCACATATGCGGTCTTTATGTGTAGCATGAGCGATAGCTAATGGACCAGATTGAGAACCTATAAATAATTTACAAGAATTAATTGCTACACATAATTCATTGAAGTTATTTATAAGCAATATATCAATATTTAACGATGTTTTATAAATGAAAAATTCATATTGTTTTATATCAGAGCATATAAATAATATTTTTGATGTATCATTAAAAAAAGACGCAAAATCAATATTAGTAGGCCAACGATGGTCAGTTGTATTTATTAAAATAATATCCTTGTATTTTTCATCTATTGCGGTATGTATCCATTTATGCTTACCCCATTCAATATTATAAATTTGTTTAAATGTATTATACCAATTTCCATTTAAAAAAATATAAGGATGGTTTCTCCAATAACTTAAATTAATATCGAATGCTTCACTAGAATATATTTTATAGTCATGAATATATCTTTGACTTTTCAAAAGTGAATATGTATCATTATATGTATATTCAAAACCACTAAAAAAATGATGTTCTTCTCTCGATAAATATAATATTCCTTTCTGTCCTGTTTTGTAAAAATTTTCATTAATTACTGATATTTGTTGAATAAAATCACCAAATGCTCCTCCTGAAATATAAGTTATATATGGAAATTCAAAATATAATAATTCTTCCGGATCTTTTATATTATAGTCATATATGTTTATAATGTTGTCAGTCATGACTTGCGATTCATTAGCAAAAATATAAGTAGGAACTTTGAATAATTGATTTATTATATCAATATGAATCGTATCAAAAATTACAATATCATATTCTAATAATAAAAAATTAATCTCCGCAATTTTATCATATATATGCTCTTTTTCTGAAATACATACTTTACAATATGTTGTATGATAGCTTTTTTGTTCGTTTATTTCAGATACATTTAACATGTTAAACCAATTTTTAATTCGAAACCGTTTTTGATTGTAATCAAAAATCTTCTTGGAAATGACAGAAAAATCTACATGAGATACATCAATCGTTTTTATATGATTTGTCAAATCCCAGATTTTTTGATTAACATATATCAGCAATTTATAATAAAAATCGTATTTTTCTATATATGATTTACATTCTTCCAATTTGTTCAATTCTTTCATGATTTCATGCTTTTTATATTCATCTGTGATATACTTTGATTTTATTTCTAAAATGCTAAATTTATCAATAGCTTCTCCAATAGACACTTCTAATTTCATATATAATATATATAATGTTGTTTATATATTTGTTTGAACGAAATGAATAATATCAGTATAATTATTAGAGCAAATATATTCACTATATGATTTTTCAAAATATTTATTGAATGTATTGTAATAATATGGATTATTTGCAAAATGATATCTTTTGACATCAAGTATGTTATTGTTATTTTCTATAAATTCATTATTTACATATAAAAAGCAGCGACCTGTATCAAAATAGAAAGATATATCGCAATATTGTGATATTTTTATATAGTAATAAATATTTTCACAATCTTCATCAAAAGTTAAATTAAACATATCATCCACAAAAATAATATTTGTTATGTTATTTTCACGTATATAATGAATAATGCTATCAATCTTGTATGGTAAAAATAAAATAATATCTTTAGTTAGCAATTCTTTAATAATTTGTAAATGCTCTTCATGATTATTTACTGGAAATCTTTGCGACGATGCGGCCAATACATTATAATAAAAGACGATTTGTTTATTTTTATAGTTTTGTATTTTTTTATAGTCTAAAAATTTTTGTATATCTATTTTCGGGAATTCTGGGATTATTGGTTTTGACGAAATATTACATATTTTCTCATTCAAACTACCAGCTTCGCTAGCATATAAAAGTGTGGAAGGCGTCGCTGATTGTGAGATTTGAAATGGTGTAAAATTTACACACATGTCATATTCAGCATTAAGTCTTTGAATAACTAAATTGTAAAAATCAAAATAAGCTAACAAATCACAATTAATTGGACATGATACGCCTGATAACCTTGTAAAATTTGCATACCAAGTGCCTAATAATAATATGTTGTTATTTCTATCATAATAATATAATTTTTCACCTGGATGAAAATCATACGACTGCATAATATTATATATTTCAGGATGTTCTTTTATTTTTTTTATATTTGGAAATAAATTCGTAAATATGAAATAATTGCATTCACAATATATATAATAATCAAAATTATCGCCATTGCTATCAATAATATTTTTTACATATGGCTGTGAAAAATGAATATCTCCAATATGTGCGTTATTATAAAAAAGAATTTTTAATTTTGCCATATAATAAATATAATAAATATAATATTATATTATTTTTTACGAATTTATATACTTTAAATTGCCTAAATATATAATAATACCACCATTTGGTATGATTATGTATATAAAATATGATTTATCGGTGAAAAGGTGTAAATGAAAAATATTTATTTTGATGTCCATAAATCCATATATGAACCTAATATATTAGTTTCTGTTCTTTGATAATTTAGTTCGTCAAATATTTTTTCATGAGGATTAGGGTTTGGGCATACATTTGGAAACCCATGAAATAAATTTTCTATAAAAATTATAGGTTTATTTCGCATTATTGTTTGTTTTGCTCCTTCTAATACTTCATTTTCGTGATTTTCTACATCTATTTTTATCATGCTTATATTATGTAAATTTAAAGAATCTAATGTGATTACATTTATTGAAGGATTTACAATAAAACTTGAACCATTACTATAACTATGTAATGAAAATCCTCCAAGATTTTCTCTTTGTGAATTGTATAATGGCATTGTTCCTTCTTTATTACTAAGCGCAATTTCGTAAATTTTACTTTTATGTCTAAAATCTCGTAGATTTTCTTTTAATAATGATATATTTGATGGAAATGGTTCAAAAGAATAAACCATTTCAGAATTTAAAAATTTTGCAAAAAATAACGAATGATTCCCAATATTTGCGCCAATATCTAAAATACCAGACTGATTATTATAATTTTTTGCAATATAATCAAGAAAATTAATCTCAAAAAAATTATTAGTTTGAATCATATTATCACCAATTGTTTCACCATTATTGTGAACAAATATATCCGTATTTATTTCACCATAGTTTGAATTAACAACCCTAAACATATGTATAATATAATATAATATAATATAATATAATATAATTAATAATTTATTCAAACGAACATATGAATAACTAATTCAAGTGATCATCTTGGTAAGTAAAGAATCAAATGTTGAAATTAAATTTACATTACTATTTTCATACAATAATCTTTCAATATATTTTCCAGAGTTTTTCATACAATCTTCAATCGATACATTATAAAGGCAAATTTCATCAGAATATACATGTCTAAACATTGAACTATCTGAAATGCCCATTGGTTTATTAACAGACATCGCATAATCAATTGCGCTGGAAAATCCTCTTCCACAATTTTCCATTTTATCATACAAAAATATATTCATAGTATTTGAATGTAGAAATTTTAATACTTCTTCATTTGAAAAAAAATCACTACATGTAACCAATATTATATTTGGTTTTGTAATATGAGATCTACAATTAGATACTAATCTATTTATTTCGTCTTGTTTTGCGCTAAAGTCTGCTGGCGGTATTAAAAATTTAATAATTGCTTCATCGTATTGTTCATTTACCATTTTTACTATTTTTTCAAATCCCTTATTATGAACTCCAAACCCGAAAGAGCCAAAGATTGGTATATTAATAGATTTATAACATTCAATAAAATCATTTGTGGGAGTATTATTAATTATTTCTTCAATATTTTCAAAAATAGGACGTGGTACATAATAACCATTTTCATAAATAGTTTTCCCGATATTTATTTGGTAATCAAAAAAATCGATAATGGATTCATGATTAATCGCAATATTTTTTATTTTCGTTTGGATAGTATAACGATTTAACCATGTCATAGTACAACCATGATAATTATACAAAATGCCATCATATTGCGTTTCATTTATAAAGTAATTATATTCGTATAATGAATCAAGTTCTTTGTACGTGTAGGTCATATTAACTGATTTTTTTAATATATCATATAATCTAACACCATATTGATAAACACCACACTGCTTTAGCTTATGATTTAAAAAAAGAATTTTCATATACAACATACAATTAGTATTTCTTTAAATGTTTTTATAAACAAATAATTTATTGATTTATATGCATCTATGAACAACATTGTCAATTGTGTTATTTTGCTACAAAGTGATTAAACATGTCAACATTTATTGTATTTTACATAATGAATGTTTTGATGTATTCAATATCAACTAAATCAGGATGAACATACCAGTCTTCATATTCTGAATTTTGATTATTCCACCATACAGATACATTTGGAAATGCTAATATATATCCTCTATCTGTAAAAATTTTTCGAGATATTTCTTGTGTATTAAAATAGTTCCCGCGATATATATCATGTTCAAATGTAACAGAAGCAAATTTATATTTGTCAAATACTGTATTATCTAATAATTGTAATGTGTTTATTGTTGAAGAATTATCTACGTCTAAATCAATTTGTAAATAATCCATATTTATTGGAAAATTATTATTATCCATTATATCTCTATAATTAACTGTTGTGGCATCTTGAATTCTATATATCGAATTTGGTCTATGCAATTTATATAATTCTTCGAATGATGTATCATATTCAACCATTAATCCTTTCCAATTATAGCTATTTTCTAATAAAAATGTATTGTTGCCTTGAATTGGATGATTAGACCCTATTTCTAAAAAATAACCATTTTGTTTGTATTTGGAACAATATATCGCAAATAAATCTTGTTTTGTTTGACTGTTAGAACTCATAATATTATAGTATTATAATATTATATAATACTATAATATTTATTAGTTAATATGAACGTATATGGTTCATTATATTTTTTTTATTGAATATATAATATCTCATCTAAAACATCATCTATTGATTTTTTTGGTCTCCATCCAAGATTTCGCAGATTATTAGCAACCCCTGTAATTTTTGTAATATTTTTATCGAATCCTATTTTATTGAAACTATTTGAGATCTGCAAAATTGGAATATCTAAAGTTTTATCATATAGCATTTCATCTTTTTCTTCAATAATAATCCCTGCCTTTTCAAATAATTGCATAACTAAATCCTTTACAATGTACATATCATCATTACAAATCAAATAATTCGATCCATGTTCCTCCCTTGTTATAGTCAAAATGGCAGACGCAACATCCGACGCATGAATTATATTACGATGTGAATCTAAATTTCCAACTGTTAATAATATATGTTCTCCATTCTTCCATTTACGAATATGATGGGCTACTTTATTTAATAAAAACTCTGGTCGTTTTTTTTTCGATTCAGTTGTAAAAATAACACCATTTGAAAATGGTAATCCGTATGTTTCTCTATAAAAATCAACAATAGAATGCGCCATTATCTTGGCTATAGAGTATGGATGATTATGATATTTATTAGTATCGTTTTCTTTTATAGTATATTCAATATGACCTTTATATATTTCACTACTTGAAGCATTAAACAACTTTGCAGATAATTTATTTCTATGGACTATTTCACATATATTTGAGGTAATCATTCCATTTATATGTAATGTTTCAATCGGGTTATTTAAAGCATAAGCTGCGCTTGATATAGCTGCTAGATGAATAATTATATCAGGATTCACAGTCAATATTATTTCTTCCAATATATTGCGATTATTCATATCAAAACAAAATTTTGTCACATTTGATTCAGGAATAGTGGTTTCATTTCGCGTAATCCCATATAATGTATAATCTACAAATTGTTCTTTGACATATTGCGATATCATGCCATCACATCCAGTGATTAATACTTTTTGAGTATAACTCATAATTTCAAATTTTGGAAACGGAAATACCAATTGTCCTCCATTTTTTAAAAATGATTCTTCACGTTGTATAATTTCTTCACGAAAATGCCAAGGTAAAACTAACAAATAATTTGGAGGATTTTCACGCATTTTTTCTTCGCCTATAATTTCAATCCCTGTATTTGTCATTTTACCAATTTTATTTGGGTTTCTTTCAACCGCATATTTAATTTTATCCTCCCCGATATTTGCAATCTGTAATAGACAATTACCTTTTGTTGAAGCACCATAAATATACATATTTTTTCCATTATTATTAATATTGTCAATAAACATTGTCAATTTGGAGATTTCTTTATTGCAGCTTTTCATAAAATTAAAATAATATTCATCAGACTTAATTCCCAATTCCATCTCAGTTTGTAAAATAGAATTTATTAATTCTGTATTTTCATCATATAGTGTAGATTCTTGCTTTGCAAAGAAAATGCGAAAGCTCCCACCATTGCAATCATTAAAGTTTACATCAATAATTTTAAAATTTACCATATCCGCAATTCTCTTTATTTGAGTAAGCGCATAATATTCCAAATGTTCATGGCAAATGGTATCGATACTATTTGTTTTTATCATGGTTGGCATATAACTTTGTTCGCACGTCCAAATACCATCAGTTTCTAATATAGCATATATATCTTTTGCAAATTGAACTGGATCTGGTAAATCGTAAAACATTGATATAGATGATACAACTTTACATAATAGTGTTGGATATACATTTCTAAAATTCTCATATGTAAAATAAGTTGGTATTAAATCGATTTCACCATAATACTCTTTAAATTGAAGACCCGTTGGATCAACTCCAATTCTTTTGCAATTAGATGGATAATAATGTAAAGTTGTCGCATCATTGCTACCAATATCAACAATTACATCGTTATCCTTCAAAACAACTTTTGTCAATACTTCTTCTTGATAATCTTTGAGATGTTGTCTCATAGTATTACTAATGCCTGACCTATATCCATATTCATATTCGTATAACTCAGATGAAAATGTAGTCTGTTTTAACTGTAATAATCCACAATCCGAACATTTACATAAATCAATAGGGGTTTTAGGTGTAGAATAATCGCCATATTTTGGAAATCTGGATGTAATTATTTGTTCGCCTAATGATATTACATTATTTAATTGTGAATTTCTACATATGCGACATTCTGTAATGTTGTTTATAATATTCATTATAATAATGATAATATTGTTTTGTATTATTATTGTTTTATATTATTTACAAATATATAAATTTATACACAACCTATAATAAAAAATCATATAATGAATACTCAATAAAGTAAGAATTATACACGGATAATATCTACTCACAAAATATCTAATAAAATAATAATCTAATCTATTATTTGCCTGACAACATTGATGGAACAATATATGACATTTCAAACTATATATAATTATATCGAATTCCACCTATCCAATTTTGAATGCCAAAAATCCATGTAATAAACTTCATTATTATTATATAAACCTGCTATATATGAAAAAGAACTTTTACTCATAACCAATACATCCGCTTTTATCAAATATTCTAATGTCATTAATACATCTATGTCTGCCATCAATTTAATATTTATATTATTGTTTTTATTTTTTATTATAAAATTTTCAAATTCTTCTTTATTATTATTTGATATTTCTGTAAATATGAAAAAAGTCCCATTTTTGTATTTATCCGCAAATTTATTTATTATATTTTGATAATATGATAATTCTACAAATCTATTATTATTTGAATATGGCGAAACATCTCCTCGTCTTATATGAATTGCTATGTTCTTATTTGATTCATTATATTCTGGCAAATATAATGATAGTTTGATTTCTCTCAATAACGGCATTATAATATCGTATTCGTTTGGATCTTTATCAAATATATTATAAGGATGATCTAATATCAATAAAACATTTATATTTTTTGATATTTCTTTGTAATAATCCATGTGTTCGCTTGTTATATTTCCTTTCAAAAATTCTATATTATGAAATGTGATTTCACTTATATTTGCGGTGAATTTGTATATTTGGAAATATTCTTCTATTAATTCATAATATTCTGTGTTTTCATTAGAAATATGTTCAAATGTTTTTATACTTTCATGAATATATTGACAATCATATTTTTTCGCTAACGCCAATATAGAAATTATACGTTGATATTGTGCTCCTAAACCATCCACATAAACATTATACTTTAAATATAACATCTTTCTATAACTAATATCAATAATATTTATATTATTGAATAACATAAATATTATTATTATATACATAATATAACCTATGTCATCCATCACTTTTTCCACATGTTGGTATAATTTTAAAGCAAAATTTGAGAACCAAACTTATTATAATTGGATTGATAATATGTTATCCAATGTCAATAATTATAACTTAGTTATTTATAGCGATGAACCCAGTTCTCAATGTTTAAAAAAATATTTGAACAATCCTAGAATTAAATTGATATTAAAATCACCAGAACAGTTCTATAACTATAAATACGAAGGTTATTGGATTCATAATCACGAGAACAATATATTATTACAGAATATGGTTGATTGGCGTGTTAATATGTTATGGTCTGAAAAAATTCATTTTGTTTATGAAACTATGAGTGCGAAATATTTCAACACCGAATTCTATGGTTGGTGCGATATTGGTTATTTCCGTAATAGACCAGAAGATTCATCATCCCAATTTCTCGTAAATTGGCCGAGTGAATCGAAAATTGCTACATTGAAAAAAGACAAAATTTATTACGCGTGTGTTAATAACGATAATAATTACATACGAGCGTTGATGGAGATTATCAGTGATAAAAATTCAATTGGATTGCCCAGTAGACCTATACCACCGAATCAAATTTCTATTGCGGGTGGATTTTTCATATCACATAAAGACAAACTAGAATGGTGGCGAAACACATACGATAATAAATTGAAATTATATTTCGAAAATGAATATTTAGTTAAGGACGACCAAATTATTATCGCGGATTGTGTATTTTCTAATTTGGCCGATTTCGGTTTGTGTAAAGAACAAAATCATAGAAATGATAATTGGTTTTTATTCCAAAGATTTTTATCGTAAAACCATACAAAGAGATTTCAAAATATATAGTAATTGAATTATATATTTTTATATGTCACCTAAAATTAGTATTATTATGCCCATTTATAATGGAATTGAATTTATTGATGAATCAGTTGGTTCTATATTGAATCAAACATATGGTGAGTGGGAATTAATTATCGGTATAAATGGTCATCCGCAAAATTCCGATATTTATAAAATAGCAAAATTATTCGAAACTCGAGATGCTCGTATTCATGTTCACGATTTTCATGAAATACGCGGAAAAGCAAATACATCAAACAAAATGATTCAATATTGTTCGGGACATTATATCGCTATATTAGACGTTGATGATATATGGCATGAAAAGAAATTGGAATTACAAATACCGTTCTTATACGATTACGATGTTATTGGTTCTAGATGTATATATTTTGGTGATATGAATGGTAAAGTCCCCGATATACCCAGTGGAAACATATCCGAATTCGATTTTACAAAATTCAATCCTATCATTAATAGTAGTAGTCTTATTCGAAAAGAACTTTGCTTTTGGAACGAAAATGGAATTGAAGATTATGATTTATGGTTAAGATTACGTAATCAAAACAAACGATTCTATAATTGTTCTCAAATTTCAGTGAAACATCGTATTCATCGTTCATCTGCTTTCAATTCGAAAGGACATCATGAACAATTACAAAAATTATTAGAAAAAAATGCAATTTGTAAATAATAATTTGTAAATCATAAAAAATTGACGCGTTTTTTATGATTTATTTTTTGGTAATTAAACTAACAATAAGAATAACAAAATGGCTCTAAATACAAATCACCTTTTATTGAATCTAAACAATATGGAAGAAAATACTAAACGTAGAAAACGTGCTTATGTATTAACTCAAAAAATCAGACAACCTTCGAATGAATACGAATTTGAACCAGAAACCGATACTAGTGATGATTATGATATCAAACGCATGACTATGTTAGAAGAATCGTCACCTGTCGAAGTACAACAAGAATTACAATGGTTACGCCTTCAGTTATGCGAAAAAAATAATTATATTAGAAAATTGCGAACCGAAATAGATATATCAGCGAATGAAATTCAAATGAAAGAATTCAGAAAAAACGATTACAACAAAAATACTAACAGACATTAAACTCCTATAATATTTTGGATATTTGTTCGATTTGTTCACTTGATAACGCGTGTGGAAATTCGACTTCAAATTCAATAATCATATTACCTGTAGAATTCTCTCGAATCATACCCATCGATGGTACTACTTTCTTATAATTTGGTTTTATAACAGTAGCATTACTATTATTATTTAAACATAATTTCTTACCATTCAAATGTATCATTTCAAAAGAAAAACCACATAATGCCTCTTTTAATGATATTTTTTTATGATATATCAAATCCAAACCATTTCGTTTGAATTCCGTATTATTGATAACACTAATTGATACCTTTACCTCTCCAAATATTTCGCCGTTCACTACATGTCCTTTGTCACGGATACCTATTATTTCATTATCATCTATTCCTTGTGGTATATTTAAATATAATGTTTCATTTTCTATTGTTTTTACATTGTTATTGAGAACCCAACGTTCTATTTCAATGGGAACTACACAACCTTGATAACTTTGTTCTATCGTAATTTGTAAATTTTTCATAATAGGTTCTGGACGATGGATTTGATGAAACATTTGACTATGAAATCCACCTGGCATTCCACTACTACTACTACTATGGAAAATACGTATTCCTGGCATTCCTGGAATACTACCTTCCATTCCAAACGGATTTCCTCCGTGGCCTCCGTGGCCACCAAACATCATATTGAATATATTATTGATTTCTGAAAATTCGTCCATACTACTCATATGTGTAAATGGAGAACCTCCTCCTCCTCCCATTCCAAAGGGATTTCCTCCACCACCCCCAAACCTTAATTCCATATCATATTGATTTCGCTTTGATGGGTCACTAAGTGTTTCATATGCCTCACTTATCGATTGAAATATCGATTTTGCCTCATCATTTGGATTTCTATCAGGATGATATTTCAATGACAAACTACGATACGCTTTCTTGATATCCGATTCACTTGCTTCATTTGATACCCCCAATACTTCATAGAAATTTTTATTTGACATGTTTTGTATTTTCAAACACTTTCTAATTTAAAGAGTCCAATTTTTATATTATTTTATAGTAGTTATATAAAAAATACGTCATTTTACATAATACAATCATTTATCGATGTCTAACAAAATAAATCTCGATAATACTTTTATTACGAAATACAAACCTTATTTTATCCACGATTTTTGTATTGACGAAAAACTGACATCTACATTGAGAACTTTACTTGAAATAGACCATTTGAATCTATTATTTATAGGAAATTCTAGTTCGGGAAAGACATCATTATTACATGCTCTTATACGTGAATATTATTCACTTGGAAAAGATTCTCCGTTTCCCGATAATAATATTCTATTTATAAATAATTTGAAAGAACAAGGAATACAATATTTCAGGAATGAAATGAAAACCTTTTGTCAATCTCATACTGCTATTTATGGTAAAAAAAAATTAGTTATTATTGATGATATTGATAATATTAATGAACAAAGTCAACAAGTATTTCGTAATTATATCGATAAATACAAAAATAATATCCATTTTATTTCCGTATGTACAAATATCCAAAAAGTCATCGAAAGTATCCAATCTAGAGTACATATTATTACCATTTCTCCTCCTAGAATGGAACAAATTCGAAACATAATGGAGCGTATTATTTTGGCTGAAAACATCACCATTGACGAAGAATCAAAAGATTATTTATTGAAAATTTCCAACACATCCATTCGAATCCTCATCAATTATTTGGAAAAAATTTATATTATTCGAGAACCTATCAATATCGAATTATGTAAAAAAATATGCTCTAATATATCATTCCAAAATTTCGAAAATTATTTTGATAAATTATTGAAAAACGATTTGTCTGGCGCGATTGGCGTTCTCTATAATATCCATGATTACGGTTATTCTGTAATTGATATTTTAGATTATTTCTTTTCTTTCGTGAAAATGACCAGCATTATTGACGAAGAAACTAAATATAAAATCATCCCTTTTTTATGTAAATATATTACGGTTTTTCATAATATTCATGAGGATATTATCGAGTTATCGCTTTTTACCAATAATTTATTTGAATTATTACATACCAAATAAAAAACATAAAAATAATATACATAAAGATTATTTGGAAGATAATAGTATTATTTGTAATGTACGGAGAAACCACGTCGATGAATCATGAAAACCCGATTTTGACTGTTCCAGAACATCCTAAGTCATCCGTTATAAAATATGATACGATTGTCGAATCTGTTATTCAAAAATTCAAACAAAGGTCGGATGTTGGAGTCGAAAAATATGGTACCACACTAGACCGCGAAGATTTATCAACAGTTGATTGGATAATTCATGCTCAAGAAGAACTGATGGATGGTATATTATATCTGGAAAAACTAAAAAAATTGTATATGAGTTCTACAAATTCTACATCATAATTTACAATGTTACAAAATGTAATTCCACCTCGTTTGAATACTTGTTTAGCAAAGCATTTTGTACAAAATATTTATAATAAAACAAATAAAGTCTATTTTTATTATAAATAAAACAACAAAAAGAAAATGCCTACACAAATATTTCGCAATTTGGTTCCAAAAGAAATATTATTTACATTATTAGAGAAAATTTGCTTGAAAACAGATAAATATTTTCTGATTGACTCAAATGCCTACAAAAAATTACTGTTTTATAATTTACTCAATGAATTTACCGATTCATTGAAACCATACTATCATTTGGGTAAACATTATTATATTGAACGCAAAATGACGTATAATGCATTTATTACTATTTTACGTCAAATATGTAAAGCGAGTGCTATTATGTATTCATCTTCTATGAAATACAATAGGTCGAATTATAGTATCGAATATCTTGTTTATTTTTAATGAAAATATATATTTTAATAGTATATATAAATTTCAGCATTTGAAATGTTTAGTTTGAAAAATACAAAACAATATTTATTTATCGGGGCTATCATTTTAGTTGCTAGTCTATTTGCGAATAAATTAAAACAAAATTTCGAATCAAATGATGAATATGAATTAATTCGAAAATATTTATTGAATGATTCTCCTTTGTATGGATACAACCGTCCAAAACTCTGGATTCATTCAAAATATGAAATCAATTCTCGTAAATGGAAAAACTTCTATTCTCGTAATACTACTGATTTAAACCAACCCTATTTACATTTGACAATAAAAACTATCATTAATCATTGTGGTGATGATTTCAATATTTGTCTAATTGATGACCAATCATTTAGTAAATTATTACCATCATGGGATATCGATGTTTCTACTTTGGCCGAACCAACTCGTTCTCATTTTCGCGAATTGGCCATGACACAATTAATTTATTATTATGGTGGTATGGTTGTTCCTAATTCATTTGTCTGTATGAAAAATTTGAAACCGTTTTATGACAAAGCCGTCGCCAACAACAAACCTTTTGTTTGTGAAGCCATCAATCGTACTTCGAATTTATTGAAACAGAAACATAAAATGCTGTTTATCCCGGATTTATATTTTATGGGTGCTCCTAAAAACAACGCTGTTATATTGGAACTAGTAGAGTATCTGAAAAACCGTAATAAAAATCCACATTTTAGTAGCGATAATGAATTCTTAGGTGATTCATCTCAATGGTGTTTAGAAGCTATTGGTAGTGGAAAAATGGAACTCATCGGTGGAGAATTAATTGGTGTAAAAACTGAAGACCGTAAAACCATTTTATTGGAAGATTTGATGGAAGAAGATTATTTAAAGTTGAATAAAGGTGCCGTTGGCGTGTATATTCCAGCAGATGAAATATTGAATCGTCCAAAATATCAATGGTTTGCTGTTATGCCTTCTGAACAATTGATGAAAACAAATATGATTGTTACCAAATATTTGATGAATGCTATTATCGATACCACAGATGAATATACAAAATCGAATGAAATTAAGAGTGTAGTATCAATTTAGGATAGGAATTTTATATATTTTTTTGAAAACAATATGTAAATATTTATAAATGTATATATAAAGTATAATTATATAATGGCTTTCTCAAGTTTTGGTAGCATTCATAGTATACTTCGACAACAGCCAAATAAAAAAATTGGGTTCTCTGGTAGCGTTTCTTTACTATATATGAATGCGAGTTCTACTGCTACTATTTCAGCTGCTTGGCATTCTGTTAATGGAACAGGTAGTAAGTTGATTGCTGTTTCATATGGAACTACACCTTTTAGTGGTGGTGTTAATTATATTTCAACAGATGGAGGAAATACATGGACTAGTTCATCTAGTCCTACAACTAATAATAATTTTAGACAAGCTGCTATATCTTATGATGGTGTTCATGTATTATATTGTATTAATAACTCAAGTGCTACAGGAACTATTTATACAGGCGCAAATTGTTCAAACAATTCAGGATCAACATATGGTCTTACACAATTAGCTGCTTGCCAAGGAGCATTCTTGTCTGATGATGGCAATGTCAAAATAATAGCAATCAATAATTTTGGTTTTTATAGAATTTATAATTCACCCACAACTAATACTTTTTCTACTTCGATTAGTTATGCAACTGGTCTTGGTAGCATAAAAGGTAGTTCAAATGGCCAATATTTGCTTATTAATAGTGGTTTAGGCACATTATTTTCAAATAATTATGGTGCTTCATGGAGTAGTTTAGCAGGAGTATCTGGTATTACTGGAAGTACAACATCTAATATGGGTATTGGTGCGGTTAGTGGTAATGGACAATATATTCTTGTTCATGGTGCTGGATATTTAGTTTGGTTGTCTACAAATTACGGTTCAACTTGGACAACTATCAGTGGTTCACGTGGATTGCCAAATACTTCTATCTACACTTCTACTACAACTAGTTGGGGGTGTGCTGCTATAAATTATTCAGGGCAGTATATGACCATTTGTGGATATTTTAATCAAACAGGTGGACCCTACTCAACTGGTGGTTATGTTTTTATATCTAGTGATTATGGTTCTACATGGACGGCAAAAACAATTCCACTTGTTACCGCTAGCAGTGATCCTGCTTTTCAACTTTCTACTATCACATATGATTCTAACAAAACACCTATAAAATTGTTTATAACATCATACGCACAAGGTATATATGTTTGTAACTATTAATTTATAGTATAAAACACATAAAAACTATATAATAAAATACATAAATACAATAATGGAAGATTATAATAAATTTTTAAACGAAGCAAAAGAATCGATTTCTATAATTTATCAAAAGTATGCCTCCGACCCATATATGACCGCGAAAGCTCATAATTACATTACAAATCAACTCCCTATTATACTTGAAAATATACGCGAAACTCATGAACAAAACCAAACTCGTATCGAAGAATTAACCAACGACCAAGACGCATTTATTCAATCATTTTTAAATAACAACCAATATTTTTATATTTCATCTACTGAGAAATTCTTTTGTTACGATGGAACACATTATAATTGTATAACAGAAGACGACCTTTTGTATACGGTTTTATCTAGCATTAGTCGCGACCGAGAACGAAACCTGATGCCTTGGAAAAAAAGTACCAAACGTAATATTATGAAACGCATCAAAGAGAACAATTTGTTGAAATCTATCCCCGAATCCGAAACTATTCAAAATATAATCGATTCATTTTGTCCCGCTATTTTCAATACTCGCGCGGAAACCAAATACTTCTTGACTATACTCGGCGATAATATTTTTCGTAAAAATAATCATCTCATTCATTTTATGAATACAAAATCCAAACATTTTATTCGAGAACTTAATAATATGTGTCAAATTGTTATCGGTTCTAATTTATCACAAACAATCAAACATAAATATCATGAACATAATTATTCCGATTGTAGAATTGTTCGTATCAACGAATCTATCAAAAGTGAATACATTTGGAAACCGATTGTCAATCAACTGGTTTTGGATATTATATGCGTAGCATGTCATTATTCGAATCGATATGGCTGTTCTGATGATTATGTTATGAAATCATCCAATGATAATCTTCTATTCCAGACCGCTTTTTATTTGAAAAATTTAGAGCCCGATGATTTAGTGAATTCGTTTGTACAAGAATATCTCGAAATATCTCAACCCGGGCGTTCTAATACCACTATTTGTATTGATGGACAACTATCACACATGCGTACGCCTTATATCAGTTGGAAAAATATTCAATATTTATGGAAACAATTTCTAGATTCGAAAAATATACCCAATGTTTTGTTTTTACAGAACCTGAAAACCATACTGATTTCCGAAATGAGCGACCATTACAACGAGGAACATGACGCATTTGTTGGTGTTTGTAGTAAATATTTACCCGAAATACAGAAATTTCTACAATTTTGGAATGATACCATCATCGAGGATGATTCTGAAATGGATTTCGAAATCGATGAAATTATTATTTTACTACGTAATTGGTGTATATCCAAAAATGAAACCATATGTAATTTAAATGATAAACAAATATTGGATTTGATAAATCATTTTTTCCCGAATGTAGAAATTGAACGAGATAAATTCATATCCCGTATTAAATGCAGTCTATGGGATAAAGAATTGGATATACAATTGGCTTTAGAAAATATGAAACATTCTTTACAAAATAATGCTGTCATAACAAATTCCAGAACATTATCACCTGGATTATCTCAAAATATATCGATTTACGATGCTTATAGTTACTATTGTAAATATCATTCATCGTTGAATCATAATAATACAGTTTCTAATCAAATAGTTAGTAAATCTTATTTTGAAAAATATATTTTTGAGAACCTTTCTAATTATGTCGTCGATTCTAAATTTTTGTCTGTAGAATGGTTCAAAATTTAGTGTCTATGATAGTTTATATATTTGATTTTATGGTATTCATAATATCAAATTTTTGGAATTAGTATTGATTGTTGGTATTTATACATGTTCATTTTTACGTAGTCGTTCTATAAACCGCGTTTTATCTTGTTCTTCGTTCATATAAATATTTATTATTTCCGCCGGCGTATAAAAATCCTCCTTGATTTCTTCTAACATATTATTATTGATTGTTTCGTCAAATAAATGTGTATATATCTCTTTGATTGTTTCGTGTGACGCATAGGATAATTCTAGTGTTATATCTATTCTTCCTGGTCGAATAAGAGCGGGGTCCAAATCATGATAATGATTCGAGGAAATAATCATTATTCTACCTGGTGTTTCTCGAATACCATCCCATAAATTCAAAATATCATCCAATGTTATTGGTTCGTCATCATTTGGCATTTTTGGCAATACAAATTTTTTGTCCGTTTCTTTTTCTGTAGCAGCCATGGTTTCTAATAAATCGCCTAGATTTATCTTTGATGTGCTTGATAATTCTCCGAAATCTAATTTTTTCCCCAATCCTGTTATATTTTTGTTTTTATTTTTCTCTCTATCTAAAACTATATCACCTACACAATCAATATCTTCAAACACTATTATTTTTTTATCAAAACTTACACTACATTTTTTGTTGTCTCTACTATAACGTTCCTCAAAAAATATACTGTCCAATTCTTTCTTTGTTTTTATTAGTTTCAATGAAATAACTATAACATGTCGATTTGTATAATTTGCGATAGCCTTTATTAATGATGTTTTACCTGTGCCAGGTGGTCCATGCATACCAATTCCTATGGAATATGGTATTCCCTTGTCATAATACCATTCCTTATTATTTATAAAAAAGTCTAGTTTTTTTATTATATTTACCTTGTCTTTGAAAAATAAATTATTGAACTTGCGTGTACTTGAAAATAGGGTTTCATTCCACATTTCATAACAGTCGTCTTCGTATTTTGTATTTGATAATGTATAAATAAACCTTTTATTATCGCGTAAATCTTCTATGGATGCTATATATTCTTTTGTAATTTTTTCAACAAAATCTTTTATCGTATTCGTATCGCTTTTATAAGAGAATAATTTTATGACTATTTTCTCCATTCTATTTTTTTTTTTTTCTTGTTTATTTTTTGATGTATCATCTTCATCTGTTTCTTCTCCATGAATTGTTGTATACGCATATATTCCATGTTCTTTTGATATTAAAAATTTTTCACTTTGAACCACCATATAAGTTCCCAAATCTCGTTCATTGTTATTTGTTTTGTTATTAAAAGAATATTCTTTTATATGGTTAATTGATTCATTGTCACTTATGTTTTTTATTATAAAATTCCATAAGGCTTTAAATCTATCACTGAATGTATTTGACTGATTCAAACAACCATCATAAAAACCTGTAGATAAAGCTATTTTTCCTTCATATTCTACTATATTTTTTCTAGAAAACCAACTATCGAAATCATAATTTATATTTTGTATTGTGTTGACGAGTTTAAAAAAATAAGTGTTCATGTATTGATATAAATAGGTAACTCCTGTTAATAACATCGTTGTTACAAACGCGTCTATTAACGGTGTTCCTGTTTTAAATTTATCAAATATAATCATATTGAGAATATTTCCTG